AACCCTATGTCCATAGAAGGACGTGTTGCTGTGCAGTGGATTACGATGTAGTCCGTACTGCTTCTTTTAGCCATGAATGGGGGATACTCTCTTTTGCATAAAGGAATCCATGCTTGTCACACCACATTGCGTATGTAGTCTTCGAAGTTTTGGATATCTTTTGGTTGGGGTTGCTGAACACAAAGCGTATGTCCAGTTCGTGTTGGTCACGGATAAGCAGATGCTTCTGCCTGTCTGCGGTCATGAACCTGCCCTTCGTTTCGATGAACAGGTTGCCTATACGGAAGTCAGGTGTGTACGTTGAAACCCTTGCAGGCTTCGTGTACTTAATCTTGTCCTCTTCATAGGTGAAAGCGATACCCTGTTTAGACAGAGCATCACTCACACGTTTTTCTAGACCACTACGGAATCCATATTTAAGACCAACGAAATGGTTCTTAGAATGGGATGTCATCGAACTCCTCATCTGATTCTTCCGTAGAAGATGTGCTTGGTGCAGCAGTTGCTTCAAACTCAAAGCCATCTTCAACATCGAACATAGCTGCTGCAGCTGCTGCGCCATCACCACTTAAGGCTTCGATAAGTTGAACAGTCTTAAGACGTAGAGATACGCCTGCGCCAACTAGGCCTGTGTAATAAGTGACAGGTTGGAAGGCCACCTTTACACGACTGCCATTCCATACAGGAACTTCTTCAGTCACTGGCACTTTACGTGCATCAATAACAGTAGGAGTCTGTGTGAATGAACCATTACGTCCGTTGACGTTATGCTTTAACGTGAACTTGAAGGACACATCACCTGTCTCATCATCGATGGTGTAAGGTATGTTGGTCTTGATTTTGCTCTTAGGCTTACCTGTCTCCTCCATAGCAGCAGCAATGGATTTAGCCATGTACTCGTCAAGAGTCTTAACAAGAGGCTGAGCGACTGTATTATCCATATGGAGAGTACATCCATAGAGGCCTGCTTCGTTGAACTTGTAGTCAGCTACGAAGAATTTGGCCCACTCAGTGCGGCCTTCAGGTGTTACGATTGTAGGGATTTTGTTTGACATAGTTTTCCTAGTTGTCAGGTGCGAATAGTCGCGGAGGTTTAATTGATGTAGCTCTCTATGAACTCATCGAGGATGATGCCCTGCTCTGTTAAAGCAAAGGCAAGGTGAACTGGTAGTGGCATGCCACTCATTAATATAAGGGCAGCTATAACCTGCTCGTTGGTGTCTAATTCCATATACTGTTTCCATAAAAAAGCCCCCTGTTTAACGAGGGGGCGAATACCCAATTTCAACAAATAACGGTTGCTTACCGTAATGGTGCAACTTTTGCTCAAACCCTTACTGCATAAGCTTCCGTACTGAAACCATTAGGCAAAAGAATAGCGTGACTGTGCCGTGATAGCTAAGTCCAACGTTCCTTTAGGTGGTGGTAATTGAATCTCTTCACGGTTCTCAGGTTTCATCTGACTACGCATCTCTAGATAGAGGGCGTGAGTGATATCACCTGCAGAATACATCTCAACCATAGCGTCACGGATGATGTGCCAGAATTCATCTGTGTCACCAGCGTGTGTGCCAAAGCTGTCATGTATAAGACTGAAGCTACCAATACCAGCGTCTGCCGAGCGTGACACTGTGAGCTGAAGGTGTGCTGCGTCCCAACTGTGAACCGTATTGGGAGCCATCGACTGTGCTGACTTGCGTGTGCAAATCTGGTCGGTTGCTTCCTTCAATGTCAAGTAGACAAGCGCGCCGTTGATGCTGGTCTTAACACGGCGAGGGTTAGTATCGTAGTAGGACTGAACGACAGGGAATCCTAGAGGTGTTGTCCAACGCACAGGCATGGCATGTAACGCCCCGTCAGGCATCTCAAACTTCTCCTTAGCAACCTTTGAGGCTGAGTCTGTGAGCCAATCCATAAGCTGAGCAGGGCGCTTCACAGAGTCAACCACAGCGTCCCAGAGGTGACGAGCAATATAGCTAGAAGCACGGTAACCGTTGTCATAACTGAACGGGAAGTCCATGCCTGTCTTGTTACATTCACGGGATAGTGGGTGCATCACATCAGTCTGGATTTGTTCCTTGAAACCGTACTGCTTGGAGCCGTAAGAATAGGTCATAACAGAACGCTTTGCTTCCTTTCTACCAAAGCCATACTTCAACCATTCCAAGGCTAGCTCGGTGTAATTAGGCACACGGACACCCATGTTGTTTAGGATAGGCTCACCCCAATGTGATGCAGGACGTTCAGCATCTTCACGTAGACGTGCCACTACTTTGTCTGCAACTATCTGGTAGATGTCTGCAGGTTTCTCAGTGGGTAGTATGTTCACGTTGATGGCTGTGCTTGAACATAGCGTGGCCATAGAGAGGTGCTGGAGGCCTGAACAGCTTCCGTCAAGGGCGATAGGTAGGTGTGACACAAACGCATCACCCTGCTCTATGAAACCCTTCCATTCAATAGCAGCTGCCATGAATTGTAGAGGCTTATCAGCGTCAACCCATTGGCGATTCTCAAAGGGATTCTCGACACACTGTAATATCCAATGTTCGTTGTCCATCACCCACTGTACCCGTGCTTCTAATGTGTCCTTAGATACCTTACCGAAGTCACCTAGGTTAGCTAAGTGAATGGCCAACCATTTCCAACCGTTCTCACCTAGAGGCTTTCCCTTGGCAAAGCGTAGGGTTGCCTTCATCTCATCTGGCCCCATTCCGTTGTAAGCTGTGACTGCGTAGACACGACCACGGAAGTCTAGGTTATATCCAAAGTAGAACTCTTCATGCTGTGCGAATTCCTCGGCTGTTGTGATGGTACAGTTGAACGCTATGCGCTTAGCTGCGGACTCACGGTTGGATGCATCGATGCGGTTCTTCTCTTTATAGAAGGCTGCCCACTGTTGCTTTGTCTCCAGTTCAAAGTCGTCTTGGTTTAACTCAGTCTCATTATAACGAGCTGGTACTGATGGACACCACTCAACACCGTTATCCCATAGTTCGTTGATTAGGTTCAGGACATCCTTATTAACAGCCCAAGGTGTTCGTTGCATAGCGTTGACTGAATGCAGGACTACATCAATATCACAGTTCTTTAGTTCCTCTAGGTAGTTGTTGTTGTTGGTCTTAACGAAACGTACAGGACGACAGAAGTGAGTGTAGTAGATACCATTAGATAGGTTCTCATAAGTCCAATCTCTTGGTTGGATTACCAGAGGCTTGTACTGAGGGGCTGTAAGGCCTATGCGAGAGCATCTATCGTCAATCCAATCCAATGTCTCAGGGGTAGCAACAAGCCTCTTCACTGTGTTGTGACGGCCCTTAGATTCAGTGGTGATTTGGACTAAACCTACAGTATCCATGAGGATGGTGAGTAGCTTTGAACCTAGCTGCATTAGTTGACCAGCTGTCCACGGTTCCCAGTTGTTGATGGTTCCTTTACCAGCTTCGTCGTTCATGGCATTCACTATCACTGTCCGTTTCCAGTGACCTTCCTTCTTATTAGAAGCATCGACTAATCGCTTCCATAACTTAGCGTCTTGCTTACGGAGGTCTGCTAGTCTGAACTCATCCTCTACCTGTTCAGCTGCTTTCTTTACTATGGATTGGAGTGTCCCATATTTGAGTGAGATACCGTTGATGATGAACTTCATAAACACGAACCCAATCACGTTAACATCACCACCCTTCAGTAATTTCTTCACTGACTGACCACGTCCTCCCCGTGTTGATGATGTGTCCATATATTCGTTGATACCTGCGGCGAACTTAGCAAGTCCATGAGTAAGCATTTGGTGTCCGTACTGAGTACCAGCTTCACCTCTTTTGTTCTTCTGTTTGCTTATCTGTTCAGCCATTTTCTTAACACCCTCGTTCCTCATCCTCTCTTCAATGAGCAGTTGGGTGTCCATTAGATAATCGCCTGTTCTTACTGTGTCGTTATTAGACATGTGTCTATCTCCTATTGATTTTAATTTAGATTCAATGCTGAATCCTTTAGTGCAGGGGTGAGCCTGCGGTTGGGCGTTACGCCCATGGTGCAACTTTTGATATTAAGGTAATTCTAATGTACTGAATGACCCTTAATTAGGTGTCCAGTAGCAAGAGAGCCGACAATTGACATTCATTTGGATTAACATTTGAAATGTCCTCGTTATTGTCCGCGCAGAATTGTATTGAATTCGATTCAGAACTGCAAGTATTGTATAAAAAGAAGACCACACCCCTGTAATGCAGGTGTGGCCTACGTTTATATCTTGGAGATTTCTTTACGCTATCTCTAGAAGGAATCCAGAAAATGGCGCGCCCGAGAGGATTCGAACCGTTATCCGGTCGATGGGCTAGAAGAAATCTTTAGATATATCAGGCAGTTAATACCTGTTGGCCTTCATTTGGTAAGGCATTTGGAGACAATTTGTCTCGCTTTCTGTCACTGATTTGGACTACATTTGGTACTGGTGTGTATGCTGCAGCGAGGACTTCAATGCCGTGCTGTAAGGCTGCGTCTGTTACCTTAGCATACCGTGCTGTTTGGCTGATGTTGGAGTGGCCCATCAAACGCTGGACTACCCTTAAGTTAACGTCAGCTTCCACTAAGCGAGTCGCAAAGGTGTGTCGCATTGCGTACCACACTTCGTCCTCGTCCCAGTTCATCACAGGCCTTACTAGCTCATTCCAGAAGCGCGTACAGTGCCACTTATAGTCAAGCTTACCGAACAACCTGAAGTCTGCGTCCTGCCCTTCTGAACGCTTCCAAAGGATATCTGCAACACGTCCTGTCATGGGTATGTCACGTTCCTTATTGGTCTTGGAATACTTCTTAGGTATCCGAATGATTGGACGACCGTTGATGTCATTCTTGAGCCACTTGGCCCTGACGTTGTGGGCCTCAATCCATGGACGCATGCCTGTATCAAACAGCACAGTAATGAAGTCCTGCAGTAAGTCGTTGATGCTCTGGCTATGGAAGTCCATGTCACCAGCTAGCTCTAGAATCATCACCTCTTCTGCTGGGCTGTAATAGCGCAGTCGGGAGTTGTCCCCTATCTTTTCCCACTTGATATTGGGGAGGTGCTTGAGCTGTCCAGTGTGAGCCATATGCTTGAGCATTGATGATAAGCAAGTCAGCTTATTGTTGATGGTCTTAGGCTTGTTGCCCTTGGCCCTCAAGTGGCTGACGTATTTATCAATCATCACTGTGTCCACATCATCAAGGCGTTTAACCTTCTGCTCTTTGATGAAGAACTTGTCGATGGCATTCCAGTATTGGATTACCTTCTTCTTGTACCCATCAGAACGATGCTCCCATTGTGATTCCCATGTCGTGTCGTAGGCTAGCTGCAAGGTCAGGCTTGTGCCGTGCTTAAGCTGCCCTCCAACTGGACGTAGACCACGCTTCATATCTGCAATAGCTTGAGCTTCAATAGCCTCTGCCTGTGCATACAAATCCAGACCTTTAACAAAGTCTACGAAACGGTAACCGTCCCGCATGACCTTGATTTGCCAGCCTGTCGCTTTCTTATAGATAGACATAGAATGTCCTCCTAATAAGTTGGTGCTAGAAATGAGTCAGGAGCTGCTTTGCAAACAGCTTGCCCTTCTCGCTAAGTTGAACATAACGTATACGTCTATCCATAGGGTCTACGCGTAGTTCGACTAGGTTCAGTGGGTCACCTTTACGGCGCGCCACTTGCACGTCAGAGAGAACAGCCACACAGCGGCTAACATTGCTACCTGTGATGTCCAGTGCGGTGGCGATTTCCTTGCCTGTCACCTCACTTCTACGTGCTACAGTGATAAACACGCGCATTTGCATGGCTGTCATGTCACCGTATAGCTGGTTGAATTCCTTGAGCGCGCCTGCTAATCCTGCAAGTATCTCTAGGTCATTCTTATTGAACTTCTTGTCCTTTGTTGCTTCCGTCATTTTGATTCATCCTGTCACCTACTCTAAGGTGGCTGTTAGCTTGTTAATTATTCAACTCTTTTTTGTCCTTATTTGAGAGTAGCTGGTGGTTGCCCCACTCTAGCATTAACTCAGTGCTTCCCAATGCTATGAATATGTAACGGGCTGGTATTAGTTCCAACTCGATGCAATCCCCAATACTGATACTAAATAGTTTATTAATCAATGGTTTTCCTTAGTGTCCACACGATACCCCCTGTCAAACTGCAGATATCTCGATGTATTTTACTGAATTCAATTCAGTGTTGAAACATTAGCCCTAATCTTTAGGAATAATTCCTAGAAATATAAGCGAATGCTTACGTAGTCCTGACTATCGATTAAGTCGATTAAGTCTAAGATATCGTAGTCCATATACTGTCCCCTTTAGAATGGTTTATTGTTATGTGGTGGTGCTAGGTAGCCCCCATAAGCACCCCTGAGAGGCGCTTAAAGTGGATGCCTATCATGCTGCTAGTTCACCAGTAATCGAGCCGCTAGAGTCCACACAGGCGCTCAGTAGGCCTTGTATTGGGTGACCGTTTGCCTTGTTGCAAAACGTGGCCATCTTGTACGGGTTGTAGGTCATATCGATGATGCTGGTGGTTGCGTCCCATAGTGGTGGCCGTGTCCCTGAATATGTACGGCCTTTGTAAGGTGTCCAGTTTTTGATTGAGGCAATGGCCCCTTCAATGTAGGCGTGGACGTACTTCTTTTTCTCTTTCAATACACGGTCACGGCCTGCTTGATTAACGATGCAACGCACCTCGGTGCTGTCAGTGTGTGGCACTAGGTGAACGCCATCGGCATGTCCTAGGACTAAGCCTGTGGCCTTGTCTAGGATGCTGATTTTACCGTTGGTTAAGTTGCGATAGACTCGCACCAAGTTGGCCGCAGGTGTGTTGCTAAATAGGTCTAGTTGGTTGGTCATTTGGTTATGCCTCGATTAGTGGGAAAAGGTGGTCAGCTTCACGCTTCATGACTAGCGTGTTGATTCCCTCGGATTCATCATTGATTCGGGCGACTACTGAAAGCACGGCCTTGGCTTGCTCGTTGGTCAGGTCAGGACGCACGTTGATGATGTCGATGTAGGTGAATTTAATGGTCAGTGTTTTCATGGTGTAACCTCGTTTCTAGTGTTGTGGTTGGTGGTGCTTAGGTAGCCCCCATAAACGCCCTGTACTGGACGCTTAAAGTGGATGCCTAGCTGACCTATTGGTCTTTGTTGGCTAGCTCATACACGGCCCCTGCAAGCCCTGCTATGGTCAGGAATGCAGGCAGTCCAAAGAGCAGCGGCCAAGTGTGGGGATGCTCTAGCGCTGTGGTGTAAATGTAGATGAAAGTTTCCATTTAGAATATGCTCCAGTTCTGAATCTATTAGTGAATTTTGTAGGACACGTGGGCAACGTCAGCTGACCAACAAGCGCGACAATCACCGCATGAGCCAGCTTGCTTATACGCTGGACACTCTTGGCCACGTCCGCCATGGTCTGCAGTGTGGACGCCGCTAGTGTTGCCTAAATGCTTGTTGAAAGCTTGGTTGACCATATCGTCAGATACCCTTACAACGGCATTAGGTAAACCCCATAGCACTGCAGCGTTGCGTCCCTCGCGTGTTGGTATCCAGTGTTGAACGTGTGGTGTTAGTTTGATTGCATCGGCCATTAGGTCGGCATAGTGCTTGCTGAATATGTCGCCTGCAGAGTGCCACCTAAAGTGAGTCTCTTTAGCCATGGCAACAACAAAGGCCTCTAACCATAAAGAGCGTACATGGTTTGAATCTAGGGCCAGCTTGATAGTGTCCCAACGCCTAGCCTTAGCTGTTTTCGCTGGTGTCATTGCATCGTGCCCTTTCATGGCATAACAGCCACTACACACTGTGCCTTCTACTTGAGCCAACTTGTCACCTCGAGGGCATGATTCACGGGCTGGAATGGCCAGTGTATAAGCTGGCATTTTGCTGTTACTGGATAGACCAATAAATGCACGGGCTTGCTTACTGTTACGCTTGGCTCCAGTAATGAAGTCGGTTGCATCCTTTTGGATACCGCTGGTAGCTGAGCTGAACAGTGTTACTACAGCTGCTATGTCAGTCATGGTGGTGTTGATTATCATATTCATGGTGGTGATTCCTTTTAAGTGGTGGTGTTGTAGGGCTTGTTTATTTACGGCCTAAACGCTGGTGATAATCGGTGATGGCTGCTGCTGCATCGTTGTAGTAATGTCCGTAATAAAACGCGCAATCGGTTGAGCATGACCATGTGACGAATTCACCGCGCCACTCTGCTAGAACTATGTATTCGCCTTTAAATGCCGTTTCTTCTATTGAAAGAATGTTGCGGCCTGTGTTCAAGGCAATTGCTGCTAATGAAGGTGTAAGGGCTTCAATGGTCAAGCCACCTGCAGCAAGTGCCTCCTCCTCAACACCTGCAGCGTGGTGCAAGCGAATCATCTCTTTTACGTCTTGGATTGAATTCGATTCATACCCTTGGGCATCGTCTAGGCTGAACAATAAGCAATACTCGCTCCATCGTTGGGAGTCAGTGAGAACAAATGCTTGTCCTTTGTACTGAATAACTACTGGACGTGGTGTTGATGCAGTTAGTTGGGTGATGGTGATAATCTTCATAATCATTTACCTATATAAGTGGGGCCGTTGGTGGCCGTACTGCATTCGCTGCAGAACTGACGCTATAGTAGTCAGATAGATTCAGAACTGCAAGTATTATTTGAAGTCTTTTTGAATTCTTTTTGAAGTCACTGGTAAATGGCGGTGATTCAGTAGGCTGTCTATAGGAAAAACAAAAACGGCAATTAGCTTCTATATGGACAAAGAAAACGAGGCCATCGGCTCAGCCTATAGATAGCCATTGAATAGCCCTACTAATAGCCAATAAAGGGCTGGATACCTCTTTTTGATTCAGCAATAGCAAGGGCTGCATAGGCTTTAGGACAATCATCGAGACAATAGAAAGAGTCTTGAAAGAGATAGAGAGGGTATGCGGGGGGTTTGGCACCGTCCCTATACGTAATGAAGGCCTCATAGATTTTCCCCAAATTATTCTCTGGGTAAACCCTCAAGACAACCCTCAAGACAACCCTCTGGGTAAACCTTCAAGACAACCCTCAAGAAATCCTGGGCCTTACATAAAGGATATCAAACAGAGTGGCAAACAGAGTGGCAAACAGAGTGGCAAACAGAGGAGCATATAGGATATCTTAAAGATATCACTGGACATCCTCTTATAGATTTCTCTGGAGCGATGTTGGTGAGAATCAATCCACAAGGGTGTTTCCACACCCATCATCGACAGAGAGATTCTAGAGCAGCTCAGAGCCATCTTAAAGATAGGGAGGTACTGTGAGTATTAGTCCTCCCCTGTATTAGGGCTTACCCCTAAGTGCAACTTTTCCTATTAAGCAATTGCTAATACTACATCCATGTTTCAGCACTCCTTGTATGTCCTACAGCATTATCCATGAACCTCTCTATCTCACGATTGAAAGCCTCAGTCTTCTGCATGCTAGCTAGCGATTCACTGTCAGCATCCATCTGTTCAGTCCAATATGCTATGGCCATGCTAAGAGCATCAAGGCGGTCATCATGAATGATTGAACCTCTATCCCTAGTAAGCCTAGTCATCTGGTAGAACAAGCTGTAAGCAGGCTCTGGAGCACTGTCATAGTCCTCCTTAATGAGCTTCTCATCGACTATCAAGCGGTGCTGCATCATGACAGGCTCTAAGGTATCAATCATACGCAACTCTTTCTGAGTGGAATGACGGACTTCCTCTATAGCCACCTGATGAATCCTATTGAGAATTGGAGTGAGTAGCTTCACATACATGCCATCACCGAAGTTACTCTCCACAATCACCATACTCACGGACTCTTGCTTCGCTACGGTTGATAACTGAGTGAGCGTCCTGTCTGAATAGCCTCCCTTGAAGCCACCACATCGTGTGACATAGAGATAACCGTTCAACATCTTAACGACTGCATAGGCTGTTTCATCCTTACCACGACCAGAGGGGTCAATAGCAAGCACCGAGCCTTGAAAGTCCAACATGTCATCAGACATCCACATAGGACGATAGAATTTATCCCCAGTGAACCCTACGATAGGGACATCCTGTACAATCTGTGAAGGCCCAGAAGCCCACGCTAGGTCAGCCCAGCCCTTCTTAGGGTTCAACGCAGTCACCATCAAGTCTGCAAGCTTCAAAGGATACTTGTCAGCGTCAGATAGAGTTGTGTCCAGCATGAACTGCAGGGAGAAACCAGCCTTACCATAGGAAGCTTCACGCTCCATAAGGTCTATGTCCGTGAATCGCTCAGGTTCTGTAGAAGTACCGATAGAATCATGTCTACGTTCTTCAACAAAGGGAGCTAAACGTCCTTGGTACATAAGCGATTGCTTATCTGTAGGGTATCGAGCAGGCCATACACGGATTTCATAGCCACGTTCAGGGAGTAAGTTGTAGATAGACATCTCAGTCTGAGGTGTACCTAGGTAAATCACTCGGCCATTAGGCTTTAATACCGCGTCAAACTCTTTGATTGCTTCAGAGAGCTTATCTCGCATCGTCTGAGTAGCAGAGTTGTTCATAACCTCCACGTCATCAGCGATTATAGTGTTGGCGCGAGAACCTGTAAGTTGACCCGAGATGCCCACGGACTTAACCGAAGGTGAGTGGTCGGGCAAGGCAGGGCCAACGTCAAATGCAATGACAGAATCACGCTGGCCATTCTTTGTGCGAAGGTGGGAGAGCATGTCGATTTCATTAATCAATCTCTTAGTAAAGGTTGAGAACGCATCAGCACGTTCTTTGGAAGCTGATACCACCAGCACCTTGTGTTGAGGGTCGCAGTACAACAGCCACACTACATATGCAGATGTAATCCAAGACTTACCGATTCCTCGGAAGGCTTCTACGACACAACGTCTTGGCCCTATCTGAAGATAGCGCCCCATGTCGTATTGGATTGGTGTGGGGTCGGGGAGGTTTAGAGTCTTCCAGACTATATAGAGGAACTTACGGAAGTCCCCCTTGATAGGGTCAGTTTGAGTCGTGACCATTAATCACCTATTGTAGAGGTAGCTCCATCTCATCGAATGATGGGAGCATGTGAGTTAGATTGTCCAATGGATTACCTTGTGTAGGTACACCATCGATGCCGTTATCTTTTAAGAATTGACGGGCTACGTTTAAGTCACTGGCTTTAGCTTCACCATCTTGGATTCTGTCCAATAGTTGCTGTGCCAGACACTCATGTAGCTCAGATAAGATTTCATCTAGCTTGCGTGTCATCGTGTTAGTCCTTTAGCTTTCTCGTAGGAGCGCATACCGCCTAAGCCAAGTAATGCCATAACGAGAGTTGTGAGTTCTGCTGCTTGAATAGCTGGAAGTTCTGCAGGAAGTGCATAGAATGCGTTGATAAGTCCAGCAAAGGGCAGGATAAGGAACTGGTAACCAAGACCAATTGCACATACCCAGCCTATTGCAGGCCTCCAACCAGCCACAAACACAGAGCGATGCTTCGCACCTTCGATGTTAGCCATCGCTTGTAGGTTGTGGGGTTTCTGGAGGAGTTCAGTCATCTTCAGAGTAGCATTTGCTTTCTCTTCTTCAGATGTGAACAAGTCATCAAGACCATTCATGACACTCCCAGCAATCCCAGCAAAGGGATTGAGAGAGTTCATATAAGAATGTCCTGTTTAGTTTAAGTGCCTAGCCATTTAGCTAGGAAAGAAGTGCCAACACCACCAAGGCCCATAGACAACAGCATGGCTCCCGCTAGGAAACCTTTGCCTTTGACCAGTTGCTTTTCGAGTTCGTTGATACGCTTGGATAATGTGACAGTTGTCGTATTGAGCGACTCGACTTGCTTACTTAAGTTCTCAATCTGCGTGACTAAACGCCCTGCATCATAGTCAGTCATTGTTGACATTGTTCAGCCTCCTAAGCTGATTCTGAACCGATAGATTCACCTGAGTCGTACAGC